CAACCCATGTACTTTGCTTCCAAGCCCGAAGCGAAGAAGGTGCGGGACACTCTCGGTGGTAATACCGTCGTGTCTCGTGGCCCTGATAACCGTAATTCCACCCTTTAATTCTGGAGGTTCGCCATGAGAGCGACACTGTTGAAAGATACCATCAAGTCCCTTTTTCCTATCCGTCGCACTGTCTGCATCGAGGGTGCTCCCGGTGGCGGCAAGACAACCATCGTCCATGAGGTTGCACAGGAACTCGGGGTGCCCTATATCGAACGGCATATGCCCACCATGCTGGTGGAAGACTTCGGAGTTCCTGATCTCACAACATCCAGCGACAAGTTCGCTTACAAGCTGCCCGAGTGGTTCCCCGTCAAGGGTAAAGCGCCCGACGTTGGCATCCTGTGCTTCGACGACCGCAACCAAGCGGGTACTGACTTGCAAAAGGTGTTCGCTAACATCTGCCAAGCCCGCACCCTGCATGGTCACACCCTGCCCGATGGGTGGATGGTAGTCTCGACGGGTAACAGGCAGGCTGACCGTGCTGGTGCCAACCGGGTGCTGTCTCATCTGCGTAATCGGGAGACTGTGCTCGAACTGGAGACTCACCTCGATGACTGGACGTCATGGGCCATCGACCACCAAGTGAAGCCTGAGGTGGTTAGCTTTATCCGTTTCCGTCCCGGCTTGTTGCATGACTTCGACCCTCAGCGTGACCAGAACGCTACCCCTCGTTCATGGGTTGAGGGTGTGTCCGACGTGCTTGGTACCGTCTCCCCCGAGGCTGAGTACGAGTGTTTCAAGGGTGCAGTGGGTGAGGGTGCTGCCGCTGAGTTCGTTGGGTTCATGCGGATATTCCGCAAACTGCCTAACCCTGACGCTATCCTGCTCAACCCGACCACCAGTGACGTGCCCACCGACCCGGCGACTCTCTACGCTCTCAGTGGTGCCATCGCACAGCGTGCTACCGAGGGTAACTTCGAACGTGTCTGCCAGTATGCAGAGCGGATGCCGCCCGAGTTCTCCGTGCTGACCATCAGTCACGCTGCCCGTCGCAACCCCGACCTTGCCACTACCCAAGCCTTCACCCAGTGGTCGATCAAGCATCAGTCTGTGCTTTTTTGAGGCTGCCTACCGCACCCTAAGACGTATCTTCAACTTATAGAACTTATCTTCGCAACACATCCATCAACATATATAGAGGAGTTTCGACTATGAATCTGAATGACCGTGCCCTTCTGGTGCAGCTTTCCATAAGTCAATGGACTGCCCGCAAGTTCGACAAACGTACCACTAAGGAGGTGGCTGACGCACACGGTACGACTACCGCTGCGGGGCGGTATAACAAAGCCCTGCTGCCCATGAACGACCTGCTCGACCACGTTCATAAGAAATCCACCCACATCCGCACCAAGTACTACGACAACACCTTGCCGTGGGGCATCGACGGTACCCAGATGCTGCCCACCAGTAACTACCTGCAATTCATGACGGAGTTTCGCAAGGAGCGTGATGAGTGGAACATCCTTGTGAATAACTTTGTGGATAACTACGACACGCTGAAGGACGATGCCAAGCGTATCCTCGGGAGTCTGTACGACCCTGCCGACTACCCATCGGCTGTGGATATTCGTGCCAAGTTTCACATGGACATGGCGGTTTATCCCGTCCCCAGTACTGACTTCCGGGTAGCCATCGCATCGGAGGAACTGTCTCGCATCCAGCAAGATGTTGAGCGCCGTGTGAAGGACGCAGAGCAGGCAGCATTACAGGAGGTATGGCAACGACTGTTTGATCGGGTCAAGCACATGGCGGAAAAACTCGCTGACCCCAAGGCGATCTTCCGCGACAGCATGGTGGAGAACGCTCGGGAAATCTGTGCCCTGCTACCCCGTCTCAACTTCAACGACGACCCGAATCTGGAAGCGATGCGGCAACAGGTTGAGGCGACCCTGCTCAAACATCCTGATGCACTACGTAACGACCCTGACCTGCGCCGTGACACTGCGGCAGAGGCCAAGGCCATCATGGACAAGATGGGAGCGTTCATGCACAATGTTAAGTAAGATATAAATTATGGGAGTATCACATGATCGATCAGCTTACGTTACGCAAACTCTTTTCCTACGTAGATGGTGCGTTGATATGGAGCGTGGAAGCAGCACCTCGTATGCGTAATAAACGTGCTGGTGCATTGAACGGGATGGGGTATAGGCAAATCCGTATACACGGAACTATATACCCGGAACATCGAGTTGTATTTATGTACCACTATGGATGGCTACCTAAGATGATCGATCATATCGATGGTGATCCTACCAATAATCGAATTGAAAACCTACGCCCATGTACACAACAACAGAACCGATATAACACCCGTGGTTGGAGTAAGCGACAACTACCTAAAGGTGTCACTTGGAATAGTAAGGACAAACGATACCAAGCGCAGCTATCTATATCTGGTAAGAATACATATCTTGGGCAGTATGTAGAGTTAGAAGACGCCGTTGCTGCGGTAAATAATGCTCGACGCAGACATCATGGTGAATTTGCTAAATACTAGGAGAGACTGATGGATATGAAGAAACTGCAAACCAAGCTGGCGAAAGCCAAGACCTCGCTCATCCTTGAGCATCCGTTCATCGGGACTATCGCACTCAACATGCCGTTCGAGTTTGACGAGGCTATCCCTACCGCTGCGACCAACGGCAAGCGGATCAAGTTCAACCCGGAGTTCGTCGAGTCGCTGTCCGATGATGAGGTCAAGTTCCTCGTTGCCCATGAGTGCCTGCATCCCATGCTGGAGCATAACTACCGTCGTGGTGGCAGGGCACCGAGGCGGTGGAACATGGCCGCTGACTACGTTATCAACAAGCTGTTGACCGATGACAGGATCGGTCGTATGCCCAAGGTCGGACTGCATGACCCCAACATCTACGCTGCCGGTGGCGGTACGTCAGAGGGTATCTACAACATCTTGCCAGAACAGAACGAGGAGGACGGCACCGACGGTTTGCTTGACGACTGCGAGGATGGTGAGGGTGATGGTGCTGAGCAGGCACAGCAACAGGCTGAGTGGAAAGTGAAGGTGGCACAGGCTGCGCAAGCTGCCAAGATGATGGGCAAACTGTCTGCCAACATGCAACGACTGGTCGATGAGGTACTGCAACCCAAGGTCGATTGGCGTGATGTGCTGCACCGCTTCCTTGTCAAAGCCCGCACCGACCAGCGCAGTTTTGCCCGTGCTAACCGACGATTCATAGGGCAGGGCGTGTATCTCCCGAGTGTTACCGGCGAGGCAATGGGCGAAGTGGTGTTCGCTGTTGACTGTTCTGGGTCAATCGACCAGCATACTATCAACCAGTTCGCTGCGGAGATCGGCAAGGTCAAGGATGATCTCTGTCCGACACGTATCCATGTACTGTACTTTGATTCCGAAGTCAGTCATGTGGAGTCTTATGCACCAGACGATGCACTCGACATCCGCCCTCATGGTGGCGGTGGCACTGACTTCGCTCCGGTGTTCGACAAGATCACTGAACTGGGTGTTGAGCCGGTGGCTATCGTGTTCCTCACTGACCTGTGCTGTGACAGCTTTGGCACACAGCCTGATGCCCCCGTGCTTTGGGTGATTACATGTGCTGGCGATGCACCGTTCGGTGAGATCGTAGAAATGGGAGGTTGATATGGCGATCTTATCTGTCTGGCCTGCCAAGTGTGCCGCCCTTATTGGTGCCCCTCCTCTGCCGGAGGGGTATTATTTTGGGTCAGCGAGAAGTACTCCTAACGGGGCACGTGTTGATATGTATTTCCGAGGTGCCCGCATCCTCGAGATCGCTGCGGAACTGCGATATGACCTAGTTGGGCCTCGCTTCGCCGCCCGTATGGTGGGAGATGGGAGTTCGGATACACGGACATTCAACCAGACTGGCAAGTGGGTAAAGTTCGACGACATTACATCGCTGATACATACCATGCTGGCACGACACAGAATTGGGGTTTGATATGGAATACAACGAGAAAGTCGTTGCGTATTACGAACGCATCACGTCGGCATTGGATTTGAATGAAGATGACGACGATGAATACAGCGCGGTGATCCATGCGCTCATCACAGTACTTGCAACACTTGGTCATGAGTCTGTGAAAACACAAGAACAGTACTGCACTGACATTGCAAAACAACTTTATGAATTTATGTCCGGGTTCAACAGAACCAAAACCCTAAACTAAGGAGCACATAATAGCGACCGTTCGATTCTCCCAAGCCCTCATCGACGACATCTTGGTACAAGCGAAGAGCAAGCTACAACCTGCTGTTACACGTGCCTTTGAAAGCCGCCCCGATCATTCGTGGGGGGATAAGATTTACAACACGCTGTTTGCTGATGAGTTGCACCTAGTTAAGCAGTTACCGTCTTACTGGTGTAAAGAAGTCGATCATGTCCATGTCGACTACGTAGGTGGTATGGGCATCGAGATGAAGTTCAACCTGTCGGCTCCAAGACCGTGGCCTGCGGCAGTAATAGACACCGATCTGGCGCATTCAAACAGCTACTTTGCAGGACGCATTGCTCTCAAAAACCATCTTGTATGGGGTGAGTTATACGCAGAAGCAAAAGCATTCCTTGAGCGCGTTGGAGCGGCACAGAAACGACAGGATGAGTTCGCTGAAAGCGTGAAGCAGGTCATCACGACGTACACCACTCTTGCCCCTGCACTGAAGGCATGGCCCCCACTGTGGGACTTGTTGGATGAGCACACGAAAGCCCGCCACAAGGAGATCAAGTCCAGCCCCAAGACAGTGGTTACTCCAGACGTAGACTTCGACAAGCTCACCGCACAGATTACTGCGGCAAAGTTAAGCGTATGAAGATCGACGAGGAGCGTCGCCGTGAATGGTTGCGAGCCTTGCGAAAGTGGAAGTACGGCATCAAGGTTCGCGCCAAACTGGGTGTATTGCAGCCTATCTGTGAAGCAGTATCCAAGGACAGGCAGGGTAGTTCCACATGGACAATGCCAGACTGGGATTGCGACCGCTGGATAACGCTGCTGTACACCTGTATCCGTGATGAGCAGTTCACCCCGGAGATACTGCGAGCATTCGCTGAGAGTGCGGAAGTTACATTCTTCAACAAGTTGTCACAACCTACCCCGGAGAGAATGATCGAAGGGATAGACCGTATATGTAAAACCCACAGCCGGAAACTGCGGCAGAAGTTTGGAGTCTTTATCTGAGGATGACATGGGTACAACTAAGAAGCCAAGGAAGAAGTACCGCCCACGGGCTGTGCTTAAAAACCCGGTAGGGTATGTGGTGGAAAGTGTTACCCCGTTACAGAACCATGACTTCCCGCTCACTACGCTGAAGATCAAACACAGTCAGGCAATGCTGGCTTTGCTTCAGGGTAGGGCGAAGAAGTACGACGTGGACATCCTCACGTCCATGTGCAACATGGTCGAAGCGTTACTTGAGATGGGGTTTGGTACGCAGTACAAGTATGCCCATGAGCATGGGAAGTACGCACTCATCAAGATTGCAACGAGAGCCTCGGTGCATGGGAGATTCACCCCAACTGGTGAGGAGATAACAATGCTCAACAAGTTGGTAGAACTGCACGACGCACAGTTGGAAATCATTACCGTGCGGGAGCTGGAGAAAGCCATAGCCCTTGTAGAATCGCGGCTCCGCAAAGGGAAGGACACTGTGAAACTACCCACAGTGCCAGATCATTTACGATAAACAGGAGGATGTATGCCTAAAGTTACCAAGAAGCAACGTGTCATCGATTACTTCACCAAGTCCCCACTGGCTACACCCAAGTCCGTGTCCGAGAAGTTCGGCATGGCGATGCCCACCGTGTATACCCTGCGCAAGCAAGCCCTTGCTTCTGTCCATACACCACCGCCTGCTGATGAGCCAGTGGTTGAGCAAGGTTGGTTGGACGAAGAAGAGCAAGCCAACAAGCAACAAGTTGGTGGAGATCACTATAAGAACATGGGCGTCGAGCCTTGGGATGTGATCGACACATGGCCCATCGAACAACGCATTGGTGCGTACCGTGCCGGGGCTTTGAAGTACCTCATGCGTATGGGTACCAAGGATGCCGATGGTCTGGAGATTGCCAAGAGTAAGCACTACCTTCAGAAACTTCTGGAGATTCTTGAGGAAGAGAATGGCGGTTAAGGTCAATCAGAGCATGTACGCTCGGCTGTTCAAGCTGTTGCTGCATGACCCTGTTACCGCCCACGAAGTAGCTGAAGAAACCGGGATGCACGTCGTCACTGCCGGAAGTGTGCTGCGTACCATGAAGAAGCATAAGGTTGTACACGTATGTGCATGGGAAGCGGATCGTCTGGGGCGCGACGTGACTCCTGTATACAAGTTGGGTGAAGGCAGGGACAAACCCCGTCACAAGTTCACGGCTGCTGAGCGACAAGCTCGGCGTCGTGCGAAGAAGCTGGAGTTGACCACCCTACTGGGTGTAAGGAGCGTGTAATGACAATGGACATAGTTACAATAGACATCGAGACTTTTTATGATAAAGAGTTCTCCCTGTCGAAGATGACTACCGAGGCGTACATCCGTGACCCGAGGTTTGAAGTCATCGGTGTGGGCATCAAGGTCAACGACTACCCGTGCGACTGGTACAGCGGCGACAACCCCGGCAAGTTCATCAGGTCACTGGACTACCGGAAGCGGGCGATCCTGTGCCACAACACAGCGTTCGATGGTGCCATCCTGTCGTGGCACTTCGGTATCCGCCCTCGCCTCTGGCTTGATACTTTGAGCATGGCCCGTCCAGCGCATGCCCTCACTGTCGGCGGATCGCTTGCAAAACTGGCAGCATACTACGGACTCGGCAGGAAGGGCGACGAGGTGGTGGCTGCACTGGGGAAGCGGAAGACAGACTTCACCGAGGCCGAACTCGCACAGTACGGGCAGTATTGCATCAACGATGTGAACCTGACGAAGCAGTTGTTCGACAAGCTCAAGGTAGGTTTCCCATCCAGCGAGTTGTTGGTGATTGACCAGACACTGCGGATGTATACGGAGCCTGTCATCGAACTTGATGTACCACTCTTGGAGAAACATCTTGAGGAAGTGCGGGAGCGCAAGGCAAAGCTCATGTCTGAGGTAGACGTCACCACCGAGGACATCATGTCCAACCCAAAGTTCGCCACTGCACTACAGCGACTGGGTGTCGAGCCGCCGCGTAAGGTGAGTCTCACCACTGGCAAGGAGACATGGGCATTCAGCAAGACCGACAAGGGATTTACCGACTTGTTGGAGCACCCGGATGAGCGTGTACAGGCACTGGTCTCTGCCCGTCTGGGAGTGAAGTCGACCATCGAGGAGACCCGCACCGAGTCGCTGATCGGTGTGGCAGGGCGGGGCAAGCTGCCCATCATGCTGAACTACTACGGGGCGCACACAGGCCGCTTCAGTGGGGGCGACAAGCTCAACCTGCAAAACCTCCCTGCCCGTGGCGGCAGCAACGCAATCAGGCGCAGTCTGAAGGCATCGGAGGGGTACAGCCTCATCGCATCTGACTCATCGCAGATCGAAGCCCGGATGGTGGCGTACATCGCAGGGCAGGATGACCTGGTCGAAGCGTTCAGTGAGAAGCGGGATGTGTACTCCGAGTTCGCCACTGAAATTTATGGCCGCAAGATCACCAAGTCTGACAAGATCGAACGCTTCGTTGGTAAGACCTGCATCCTCGGGCTTGGTTACGGTATGGGTGCGGAGAAGCTGCGACGCACTCTTGAGATCGGGCAAGGTGGTATCAACGTCAAGATCGACATCAACGAAGCCGAACGCATCGTGCGAATCTATCGCAGCAAGAACTTCAAGATTGCACAGCTTTGGCAGAAGTGTGGGCAGGCGCTGACCGCGATGGTCAACGGCGGCAGTGGCAGTATCCATGACGTACTAACATATGATTCACTGGGTATCAAGTTGCCCAACAAGTTGCGCGTCCAGTACCCCGCACTGCGTGCCACGACGAATGGCTTTGAATACATCGCTGACCCAAGGCAATTTACGAAAGCTGCTGCGCGACGTGTACTTGGCGAGGCTGATGATGCGTCATGGGTACGCATCTACGGTGGGAAGGTGACGGAGAATCTGATCCAAGCCCTTGCCGCTATCGTTATCCGTGAGCAGATGGCCGCAATCGGACAGCACTACCACGTTGCATTCCAAGTTCACGACGAGATCATCATCACTGCGCCGGACAGCAAGGCAGCACAGGCTGAGGCAAAGCTGGTGGAGATCATGTCGACACCGCCCAAGTGGGCACCCGGCCTGCCGGTTGCATGTGAGTCCGGTGTGGCAAAAAACTATGGGGATACATGATGACGGAAGAATGGTTCGACAAGTTGTATAAGGCTGCTGGTACAGAGATGTGGAACGCGCATGTAAACAGGTTACTTGAGGAGTTCAAATACTTAGGGGAGAGTAGGAATGCAGAGATCAGAAAGTGTGGGCAGTGTGACCTCAGCGTTTGCGAATGTGCGGATTTTTGAGGAGCGCACTGAGGAGCAGCGCAGTGCAGAGACTGAGCGTCTGCGAGACTTGTTGCATGAGAAAGTCGAGGAGATTACCAAGCTCACTGAAACTATCGACAAGCTGAAACATGATGCTGATTGTTGGGTGTTTGCGAAGAACAAGTACTACCGACAACTCGGATTTGATACCCCGATAGAGTTACAGGCCAAGGTTGACGGGGACAGGAAGTTCATTGAGCGAGTAGGTGACAGCATCTTGAATAGGAGAGGGAAGTAATGAACCGCATCCAGTCAGTACCGCAACTGCATGATATACCCCCACCGCCACAGAAGAACCTTACGTACAACGAGTTGAGACAAAAGTGCGACCGGCTTGAGCGTGAGGTTGAACGGTTGAAGGGAGTGTGTGGCCACCAGCACGCAGTCATCCTAGGGCAGCAGCCCATGATGGCGCACCTCCAGTGGGAAGCAAGCAAGTGGAACCACTTCAAACGCATCATGGAGAAGGAGCAGGGTGCCACAGCAGTAGCTGAAGCTGAGTCTGCGGTAGCGCAGAGAATGGCGGGGCTGATATGACTTTCGTTGAGATCGTTTTGCTGTCTGGGTTTTTTATAATCGCGGCTTTTGTTTTTATCTACTGAGGGACAACCATGTACCAATACAACGCAGTGATTGACAACGTAGTGGACGGCGACACCATTGACGCACTGATCGACCTTGGTTTCAAAATCTGTACGAAGCAGCGGCTGCGTTTGGCGCGGGTTGATACCCCGGAGAAAGGTCAACCGGGGTATGCGATGGCAAAAGATTTTGTACGAGAAGTCTGTGGTGGTAAGACCGTGAAGGTTACGACGGAAAAGGTAAGCAAGTTTGGGTATTACCTCGCTGAAGTCACACTGGAAGATGGAAGAAACCTGAGTGATATGTTGATCGAAACCAAACTTGCTGTGCCTTATGACGGAGGAAAAAAGTAACCAAATGAATATAGGCGACACTATCTACCCGGTGAGCGAGCCACTACCAGAGCACGAGATTATTGCCCTTGCTCGCAAGCTGGAGAACGACAAACCCCACCTGCATTCTGTGTGGTGGGAGATAGAGTTTGCCCGTGAGATAGAGCGGGCACACGGCATAGGAGAAGCAGAATGAGCATCGAAGCAATGAAACAGGCGCTTGAGCGAGTTGATCGCGCCATTGATGAGCCAAATATAACCATGTCGGATGGTAAGGCATTGAAAGAGATTTTGAGGCAGTTGCACCTCATTAAAGATGCCCTCCACGCCGCCATATCCGAGGCATCCATGCAACGGCTTACGGATGTGCAGCAGGAGCCGGTGGCGTGGATGGTTTACACGCTTGATGGCAAGTCAGTGTGCGTGACCGACAACCCGCAGGACTTTACCGAGCAGCATCGGGCATTGCCGCTTTACACCCACCCACCCCGCCGCGAGTGGGTTGAGCTGACGGATGATGAGATTGATTTCATGGCGTCCGAAGAATTTGGGATGGGCGGCTTTCGTGTTAAAGCATTCGCCTGCACCATCGAAGCCAAGCTGAAGGAGAAGAACTCGTGACTAGAGACGACATCACCCGCATGGCGCGGGAAGCGGGGATTGAAGCTGCCTTTTCGCTGGAGGAAAACCAAGTTGTTGTTCGTTTCGCTAAAGGTACTCTAGACCGCTTCGCCGCCCTTGTCGCTGCTGCCGAGCGTGAGGCGTGTGCGAAGGTGTGTGAAGACGTCTTGCAGCAAGACGGGAACTGGACACCAATCGGTTGGAAATTTGCCGACGCCATCAGGGCAAGGGGAAAAGATTGAACACCCACACAAGAACAGTTAGACTGAAGATTCCAACAGCACACACCTCACAGCCATGCGCTTGAGCCACGCGTACTCATCCATCAAGTTGTTTGAGAACTGTCCGCTTCGGTATTACCGGCAGCGGATCAAGAAGGAAGTAGCCGACGAAGGTAGCGACGCGACAAAGTACGGGGAACGTATTCATGCGTTCCTTGAAGCCCGACTAAAAGGGTCAGCTTTGAACGCGGAGGCAGCGCAGTACGAACCGCTGTGTCAGGGAGTTGAACGGCTGGCACAGCGGGGGGAACTGCACATTGAGAAGGAACTGGTGCTCACCGACAACCTTACACCAACAGGTTGGTGGGAGCCGGATGCTTGGTTGCGTAGCAAACTTGACATCCTAGTGATTGTCGGCGCTGACGCAGTGGTGATGGATTGGAAGACAGGGAAGCGTAACCCGGACTTCTTCCAGATGCAGATTTTCGCAGCGCAAGTGTTCAAGCATTACCCAGAAGTGCAGCGCGTCAAGACTGTACTTGTCTGGCTGAAGGACATGAAGAAGGATGAGGAGACGTACAATCGCATCGACATCAACGGGTGTTGGGCAGAGATCATGACTCGTATCCAGCGCATCCATGATGCGTATGAGCATGGCAACTGGCCTGCTCGCCCGTCCGGGCTGTGCCGTTTCTGCCCCTGTCGACACGATTGTGACTACGCTACCTGATACACTTGACACATGTGTAAAGGAGACTACAATGGGGTCATTGACTCCCGAAGGTCATGTAAAGCGTAAAGTTGTTGAGGTTCTAAAGAAGCATCAGGTTTGGTATTTCTTCCCCGGAAACAACGGGTTTGGTAGGAGCGGTATCCCGGACATCATCTGTTGTGTGGACGGGCATTTCCTTGGTATCGAAGTCAAGGCAGATCGGACAAAGAAGCCGACTGCTTTACAGGCGAAGTGCGGCAAAGACATCGAAACAGCACGAGGCACGTGGCTGCTGGTATGTGACGACGTATCACTTGCTGCGCTGGAAGCCGTGATCATAAACAGAAAAAACTGGTGACACTATGCTGGTAGTTGAGAAAGCAAAAGCATTGGCGCTGAAGCTGAAGAATCCACAGCGCGTGCTGGACAGTATCCCTACAGCAAAGCCATACGAAGTCCGTGGCGTGCCCATCGTGGTGACACCACACAGGCTGGACGAGGTGAAGGTACTCAACAATCTGGGTATCCGTGCACCGTCTCCGATCCTGCACTATTACGATTGGCCGGGTAGGTATCAACCGTTCGAGCACCAACGGCAGACGGCTGCGTTCCTCACGCTGCAACATCGTGGGCTGGTGTTGAATGAGATCGGCACTGGCAAGACACAGGCTGCGCTGTGGGCTGCTGACTATCTGATCAAGACCAAGAAGGTGAAGAAGGTGTTGATCATATCACCACTCAGTACGTTGGAGCGCGTATGGGGCGATGGAATCTTTACCGGGTTGGTGCATCGAAAGTTCGTGGTGCTCCACGGTACGGCAGAGCGCAGACTCAAGCTGCTCGGGACAGAGGCTGACTTTTATATCATCAACCATGACGGTTTCCCGATCATCGCAGAGCGGGCCATTGGTATGTTCGATCTGGTGATCGTCGATGAAGCGGCAGTGTTGCGCAACCCATCCACCCGGAGGTTCAAAATTTTTCGGAAGTGGATGGATCAGAACAGCCAGACGCGGTTGTGGTTGATGACTGGTACACCAACACCGAACGACCCGACTGACGCATGGGCACTGGCGAAGCTGGTCAACAGTCCGTACTGCACCAAGACGTACACGGCATTCCGTGAGCAGGTGATGATGAAGATTGGGCAGTGGAAGTTTGTACCGCGCCCCGAGTCGATGGAGATTGTGAAGCACATCCTGCAACCTGCTGTACGTTACACCCGTGACGAGTGCTTTGACTTGCCAGAGACGATCATCCAGACCCGGCAGGTGGAACTGACCGCTGAGCAGAAGAAGCATTACAACCAGATGCTCAAGCACTTCGTTACCGAAGCGTCTGCGGAGGGCACCATCACAGCGGTGAATGAGGCGGTGAAGATTCAGAAGCTGGTGCAGATCGCTTGCGGCGTGGCGTATGGCGACGACGGGCAGAACATTGAACTGGATTGTAGTCCCCGTGTGAACTTGGTAAAGGAGGTGATCGAAGAAGCAGGTGAGAAGGTAATCGTGTTCGTTCCCCTCACAGGAACGCTACATATGCTGGAGAAAGAACTGAGCAAGCACTGGACTGTTGGCGTGGTCAATGGCGAGGTGTCTGCCACTGAACGCAATCGAATCTTCCAAGGGTTCCAGCACGAGAAAGACCCTCACGTTTTGATCGCTCACCCCGGAACGATGGCGCATGGTCTGACGTTGACCACCGCCTCGACAATCATCTGGTACGGGCCGATCAACAGCAACGAGATATACGTGCAGGCCAACGGTCGGATCGAACGCATTGGTAAGAAGAAGGTGTCGAACGTCATCCACATAGAAGGCACAGACCTTGAACACAAGATGTACGAACGACTCCGCAACAAGCAGAAGTTGCAGGGCTTGTTGCTTGAAATGATTCAACAACAAACTAGAAGGTGACACTATGACGAGCGAAGCGGAACTGGCGTCGGATGAGCGCCAGAGGATCGGTGCCCCCAACGTGGGCGACGTTATCCGTACATACATGAAGCTGCGTGAGCAGAAGGCGGCTATCGAAGCCGAGATGAAGGATCGAGTCTCTTCACTCAAGGCGAAGATGGAGAAGCTGGAAGCGTACCTCAAGACGCAGATGGATGCGCAGGGGCTGACCAGTTTCAAATCGGAATACGGTACAGCGTTCCTCACCACGACCGACTATGCGAACGTGGCTGACTGGGATGTGGTGCTGGACTTTATCCGAACCAACGAGGCATACGACATGCTTGAGAAGCGCGTCAGCAAGATCGCTGTGCGTGGATACATCGAGCAGGCCAAAGCTGTTCCTCCCGGCATTAACTACGGCACCAAGCTGGAGGTGAACATTCGCAAACCCGGTGCCAAAGCAGAAGACTGACCACTTAACCAAGGAGCCTCAAATGAGCAACATCGTTCCCGTCAATATCCAAGTTCCTGCACACCTCGCCGGTCGCGTCGGTGTCCCATCCGTCCTCGGTGCCGCACTCACTGGTGGCCTGTCGACTGGCACCTCCCATCCGCGTATCAGCATCAAAGGCGCACGCTTCCGCATCGTCGAGGGCGACACTGAGACTGTGCTGGACTCCACCACCCTCGCCGTGGTGATCGTCGGTGCCAACCCCCGTCTGTCTAAGACTTGGTACGCGAAGCAGTGGGATGCGAACACAGAACCCGGTGCACCTGACTGCTTCTCGCTGGACGGCATCGGCCCGGACGCTGAGTCTGCCAGCCCACAGAATGACCTGTGTGCTTCCTGCCCGCAGAACGCATGGGGTTCCAAGGTGACACCCACCGGCCAACAAGTTAAGGCGTGTGCCGACCAGAAGCGTTTGGCTGTGGTCGCTGCTGATGACCCCACCGGCCCGGTGTACCTGTTGTCTGTTACCCCGGCTGCACTCAAGGGTCTGAACCAGTACCACAAGGAACTCACCATCCGTGGTATTCCTGCCGAAGTGGTCAAGACCCGCGTATCCTTCGATACTGATGCGTCGTTCCCGAAACTGAAGTTCACCTTCGGTGGGTTCCTCGACGAAGAAACTCAACAAGTCGTTGACCAGTTGTTTGGTAGCGAGCAAGTCAAAGAGATCACTGGCGAGAACACCCGTCAGACCGTGGCTGTGCCGCAGCTTCCCGCTGCCCCGGCCCCGGCACCAGTTGCGCCGAAACCCGCTGTTAAAGCGGCACCTGCTGTGGAACCTGCTCCCGCCCCTGCACCCGCACAGGCTGCTCCTAAGCGTGGTTTCGGCGCTCCCAAGGCCGCTGCTCCTGCCCCCGCTCCTGCTCCGGCTGCGAAACCTGCACCGGCAAAAGTTGCCACCGCTCCTGCTTCTGAAGCTGCAACATCTTTGGCAGATGAGATCGCTGCTCTTGTTGGGGAGGTAGATGCAGATGACGCCTAAGCCTCTCGACTTCAGCAAAGTTGAGGCGCTCCGCAAGCACATGCTCCTGACAACTTTGGACATGTCCGAGTTGTTGGGGGTGTCCCGCATGACATATTATGGATGGGTGAGGGGTAAGCCCCTTCGCAAATCGAATGACGATACCGTGCGGGGGATGCTGAAGAAGTTGTTAGCGGTCATGACAGACCACGGCTGGCCGATGCCAGAGGTGATCGCGGCAGACCAGAAGCAACGCAAGGCGCGTCTCCTTGAGATATTGAACCAATAATGGGGATGGGGAGGGGGCTACCCTCCCCCTTTTAAGCAGGGGCACAATGGACACGTTGAACTTCCTTCAGCGAGTCCTTCCATCAGCGGGTTTCTATGTCACCACAGCCATCAATCCAGACGGCAGGAGGCAGGGATTCTTTGCCACGATAGAAGAACTTGCGAAAGCGGTGATCGCCCTCGATCAGCGCGGTAACAACACATACTTTGCAGTATCGGCGTTTGTTGAGAAGGGAAGTCGTAAGCAGGAAAACGTCAGAGCAACCAAGCTCGTTGCGCTGGACGTAGATTGTGGTGAGGGTAAACCCTACCCCACATGGAAGGAAGGGCTGGTCGCGCTCGGTAATTTTGTTCAGCAGATGCGGCTACCAAAACCGATGATCGTGCACTCGGGTAACGGGCTGCATGTGTACTGGGTGCTGACAGAAGAACTTGAACCCGCCGTGTGGAAACCACTGGCGGAAGCGATGAAGGCTGCGGCCAAGGACAAGGGTTTTGCCATCGACCCGGCTGTGCCTGCGGACAGCGCACGTGTGCTGCGCCCCGTGGGTACGACAAACCCGAAGAGTGGTACGAAAGTCAGACTTCTTGTGGACGCACAGCCTGTGTCCGTTGAACAACTGACTACAAGTTTAAGCGCGTACATGTCGGCATTACCCGTACAGGCTCAACGACAAGCATCTACCAGTGCGTTGTCACAAGCGTTGCAGGTGAAGCAGGATTTCCCACCGGCCAATGCTGCCGTGGTAGCCACGAAGTGCCAGCAGATTGGCTGGGGTGTGAAGAATCAGGGCGAGGTATCTGAACCATTCTGGTACGCCATGCTTGGCGTCGCCGCGTACTGCCACGATTCAGACGCAGTGGCGATGTCATGGTCAGAGAACCATCCGGGGTACAGCCCGGAGACCACGATCAGCAAAGTTGCCCACTGGCGGAACTCAACGACAGGGCCAGCGACGTGCAACAAGTTTGAGGAAGTTAGGCCGGGCGGTTGTAAGGGTTGTAAGTTTAAGGACAAGGTGGGTACTCCCGCCCGCCTTGGTGTGCAGTATATCGAGGTAGCTCCGACCGAGGCTGCACCCGCCGCAGTAGCCAAGGATGTGCCGCTACCCAGACCGTTCAAGCGCACCGCCGATGGCATCAAGCTGACTGTGGACGAGACGGACATCGACGTATGCAAGTTCGACATCTACCCAGTGTCCTACGGTAAAGATGAGGGGCTTGGGTATGAGACTGTCCGCTACTGCTGGGATCGAAAACACGTAGGCTGGACTGAACTGGTGATGCGGCAAGCGTTGCTCACCGAGGGCCACCGGGATTTCGCCACGGTGCTGGCTGACCAAGGGATTGTTCTCAACAACCGCAACCAAACAGGGTACTTCCAATATATGTTACGTGCATACATGGATGAGTTGCGCCAGATGAGGGCGATGACAAACCTCTACGCTACGATGGGGTGGAAGGAGAACTTCTCTCAGTTTGTCATCGGTGACACGATTCTTCGGCGCAATGTTGATGGGTCTGTCAGTGAAGAGTCAGTGAGTCTCTCGTCCGGGTCATCCCGAATGGGGCATGAGTTGTGGGGAACATCCGGGTCGCTCGACGCATGGGTGAACTTCACGCCTCTGGTATCCAAGGCCGATCTCAGGGCGCACATGTTCGCACTGGCAGTGGGTTTGTCCGGGCCGTTGTATGCGTTCACTGGCTTGAAAGGGTTGACCGTCTCACTGTACGGGCCGACAGGCGGCGGCAAATCGCTGGCACAGATGTGGATTCAGTCCATCTATGGCAACCCTGAGAAGCTGCACTTCGCGGCCAAGTTCACACAGAACACTTTGTTTGGGCGAATGGGAATGTACTCCCACATGCCAATGACCATTGACGAAGTGACCATGATGGACGACAAGGACGTTGGCGACTTTGCCTATTGGGTGAGCCAAGGGCGGGACAAGGCGCGGATGAATCGCAATGCTGAGGAGCGTGACGCGAAGACGTGGGCAATGCCGGTGATCGTATCCACCAACAAGTCCATGAACTCCAAGCTCATCGCTTCCGGGTTGGACACCGACGCGCAACTTGCTCGCATATTGGAGATCAACGTACCGCCAAGCAAGCTGTTCACCCGAGACAGCACCGCGGGTCGGAAGGTCTACGAGTTCATCACCAACAACTACGGTCATGTTGGGAGGGTATTCATCAGCAAACTTCTTGAGCTTGGTGAAGCTGGTGTGCGGGCGGCGATTGCCGAAGCGACTACAAACTTCAGGGCGAAGTACGACGCCGCATTCTCGGGTGAAGAACGCTTCTGGGAGCAGGCTATTATCCTTGCTGACCTCGCTGCAAAATTGGCGAATGAGTGGGGTCTGATTGCTTATGACCATCGGCCCGGTATCGAATGGGTGTTGTCGCAAGTGGGTGCCGTCCGCCGTGCTGCTGCTGAGTTCAAGACCGATGCGTTCGACTTATTGTCGGAATACCTCAATGAGAATGCGGACGCTCAGGTACAGGTATTCCACACTGGTAGTCAGAAGCCGACGATGGACTACAATCGGATACCCCGTGGTGAAGTACGGGTTAGGTTTGATTTCTACCGCAAGAGTTCCAGTGACCCGATTGGCAATGGCACGCTGATGGTCGACCGCACGCACTTCCGGCGCTGGCTCGCGCAACGTGGGGCAGACTACAAAACATTCCTCAACGAGTTCACCGATGAGAACATCATCGCTACGCCTAAGTCCAACAAAGCGTATCTCGCCAAGGATACCCCGATCAAACTCGGACAGGCATACGTCATCGGTATCAACCTGAACCACCCGCGTTTGCAGGGTATCCTCACCGACGCAGACGAGGCCATCGACAACCTCGCCTACGGGCAGATGAAAGCTGTTTAGCGAACGTCTTCCTCAAGTCCGTTCAGCCGGAGTAGCTCCAGAGTTTCGGGGCGAATCTCTTTCGGTGCGGACTTGAGGTAGCGCATCACAGTCGGGCGAGACGCTTCAAGCGCAGCCCGTTGGGCCGACCGTACAAAGTTGGTGATCTCCAGCCCTGTCCCTTCCGCGTCCGCGTTCCAAGCTCTGACATCCGCCACAAGCTGCTGCATCCGGGCAGTATCATTGTCGAGCTTGGCCTTCACATACGCAGAAACATAGTCTGCTTTGATTGCCTTGGCGTAACTCGCCACGCTCTTGGATAGCCGAACGATGTCGTTCTGCTCCGTCGCAATCGCCGGATAGAAACCAAGCATCCGGGCAACAACCACATGGTATGGAGCTTCCCGAGTTACGACCTGCCCTCGGTTGTTGGTGATCATACCGTCGTCGAGGTACGCCACTCCATCTGCAATGGCTCGCATGGCAGCGATAGGAGAGTCACGCATAATCCCGCTGATCGTGGTCACGTCATCCCGCAGACCGATGGTCTCCGCACCGTACTTAGCGAAGTTACCGGCCATGCCTACCAGCCCTGAGATACCACCGAACACAGGGCCAGCGAAGTCAGCGACTTCCCGCGCCGGATCGGCACCGGCTTTGAACGCTCCGGTCAGTGGCACCAGATCACCCATACCAAGTCTGGTGGACATCGTGGCACCAGACACTCTGTCCAGTACACCGCGCATGAGGTACGGCGTCATGCCGGGGGCAACGGAGTCGATCCACTCCGCGAGTTCCTTCTCCACGCTGGCAGTCTTGAGTCCCAGTTTCTGTGCGATGGTGTCTACGATGTCGAGGATGTCCTCTGCAAACGGTAGCCCCTTCAGGCCCGAGGTCAGCAGCAACAGCCCGAGCATCAGCATCTGACCCTTCGGGGGCAGCGCACGCATCAGTTGGACGGTGGTGATCACGAACTGCTTGTACATGAAGATGTACTGCAACACGTTCCCACGTGCCATCTCGGGACGGTTGAACATGGCGTACTCGCCTTGTGATCTGTTCACCGCAGCGCGTGCAGCCTCAGTGGCGCTCTCGATAAGTTGCTGCTCGTCAGTAACCCCTTGCGAACGGAGCCGATCCTTCTCCAGTCGGTAAGCTGCCAATGCAGTGACACGCCGGTTGAACTGTTCGGTGTAGCTGAACATGCTCATCCATACCCGCACCGCAGCCTGCATCCGGTTGTTGAACACCTTGCCACGTGCCGTACCGACAAGAGCGTTGAACTGCGCAGCCTGCAACGTACCTTGCTCAGTCTGATCGAACAGGAATTGTGCTTCGTCTTGTGTGAGGTTGTACTGTCCAAACGTCTTCTTGGTAAGGACTTCCTCAAGGAACGCAGCCTCTGCGAAGTTCGCATTCTT